ACGACCACGAGCGCCAGCAAAAGGCCGCAGCCGCAGCGAAGCAACTGGAAGCCAAAAACCGCGATGGCCGCGAAACCCGCTCCACGCAGACCGTCACCTCTACCGGCTCCGCTGGCGGCTTCGCCCTGCCAGAGATCATCGAGCGCCAGATTGCACGCCTGTCGGTGGACATTTCCCCCATCCGCCAAATCGCCACCGTGCGCACTGTGGGTAGTCCTGACTACAAGGAGCTGTTCGACATCAACGGCGCTGGTTTTGAGTGGGTGGGCGAAACCGACACTCGCAACCAGACCAACACGCCAGACCTGGCCGAAGTCGCGCCCACCTTCGGCATGGCATCGGCCAAACCGCAAGCCTCCGAGGAATCTCTGGATGACCTGTTCTTCGACGTTGAGAACTGGCTTATCAGCTCTGCCGCTGAAGCCATCGCTCAAGGCGAAGGCGTGGCGTTTATCAGCGGCAACGGCACCAAGAAGCCCACCGGTTTCCTGGCTGGCCCCACCCCAGTCACAACCGCCGATTCCAGCCGCGCATTCGGCACGCTGCAGTACATCGCTTCGGGCCAGGCCGCAGAGCTGCCCACCAGTGCAGACATCTTCTATGACCTGGTGTACTCGCTGCGCGCTCGCTACCGCAACAACGCCAAATGGGTGACGTCCAAGCTGGTTTTGGCTGCTCTGCGCAAGTACAAGGACTCGCAGAACCAGTACCTTTGGCAGCCCGCACTGACAGCCGGACAGCCTGCAACCTTCATGGGCTACGGCATCACCGAAGCGGAAGACATGCCCGCTGTCGGTGCTGGGGCGTTCTCCCTGGCCTTCGGTGACTTCAGGGAAGGCTACCTGATCGCCGACCGCGTGGGCATGCGCATTACCCGTGACGAAATCACCACCCCTGGGTTCGTCAAGTTCTACGTGCGCAAGCGCGTGGGGGGGAAGCTGCGCAACACGCAAGCAATTAAGCTGTTGAAGATCGCTGCAGCGTAAACCAAGGCCCTTCGGGGCCTTTTCTTTTGGCACTCCCATGAAACTCACCATCATCAAAGACTTCACCTACTGGCACGGCGGCTGCCGACGCGCGGACTACGTGACCGGGCAGGAGGTCGATGCCAACGATCAAGAAATGATCGCTGTTGCTCTGGCCGAAGGCTGGGCCACGGATGGAGCGCCAAAAGAAAAGGCATCCAAGCCACCAAGTAACAAGGCCCACAAGGCCGCGCCGGAGAACAAATGAGCTTCGTGACGTTGGCCGAAGCCAAGCTGCACCTGCGTGTGGATGGCACCGATGAAGACGCCCTGATTGGCCTCTACATCAACGCAGCAGAGCAAGCCGCCATCAAGGCGCTGGATCGTTGTGTCTATGCCGACAACACCGCATTGCAGACCGCGATGACTGCCGCCCCGGCTGAGCTAACCGCCGCCACCGCCGCAAAAGACGCCGCCGTTACCGCTGCCGAAGCATTGACAGACGCAGACGAAAAAGCAGCAGCCCTGCAGGTTGCAGAGACCGCCTACATGCGCGCTCTGGTGGCCTACCGCCAAGTATTCGACGGCATCGTCGTCAACGACCAGATCAAGGCCGCCGTGCTGCTGACGGTGGGGCATCTGTACGCAAACCGTGAAGATGTTGTTGTTGGTGTCTCGGTAACAGCCCTGCCGGCCGGAGTTGATTGCTTGCTGCAGCCATTCAAGGTGTATGCCTGATGCGCGCCGGGAAACTTGGCCGTCGCGTCACATTCCAGCAGCCCACGAATGCTGTTGACGACTACGGCCAGCCCGTGCCCGGCGGATTTGCCGATGTGGCAACGGTGTTCGCCGCCATCCGCCCCACGGGCAGCAATGAGCGCGTTGCCGCTGCGCAAATGGAAAGCGGCCAGACTCACGTCATCACCGTGCGCTGGTCTGCGCCATTGGCCGCCGCGCAGGGTTCGTGGCGCATCGTGTTCGGCGCGCGCGCCTTCGGCATCGTCGGCTTGCCGCGCTGCCCGGACGAGCGGCGAGAGTGGCTGATCTTTGACTGCACGGAGCGTGTGAATGGCTGAAATCCGCATCCAGGGGCTGGCCGACCTCAAGCGCGCCCTGAACGAGCTGCCCGCCAAGATCGAAAAGAACATCATGCGCGGCGCACTGCGCGCGGGCGCGAACGAAATCAAGAAGGCCGCGCAGGCCAACGTGCCCGTCAAGTCCGGCGCGCTCAAGAACAGCATCAAGGTCAGCACGCGCGCGCGCAAAGACCGCTACATGCGCGCCCGCGTCACGGCGGGCGACAAGACCGCGTTTTACGCCCACATGGTCGAGTTCGGCACCGCCGCGCACCGCATCCGCCCCAAGGGCAAAAAAAGCCTGTTCTTCGCCGGCATCGCCCGCACCGCCGTGGAACACCCTGGCGCCGAGCAGCGGCCCTTCATGCGCCCCGCGCTCGATTCGGCCAGCCAAGCTGCCGTGCAGGCCACCGCCGACTACATCCGCAACCGGCTGGCCAAGGAGCGCGCCAAGTGAGCCGCGCCCTTGCTGCCGCGCTGCTGAACCAGCCAGCCATCACTGCCATCGTCGGCACGCGCCGCGCGCTGAATGAACTGCCCGCAGGCACCGCGCTGCCCGCGCTGGCCTACACCATCGTTGACATCAACCCCTCCGACTACCTGGGCAGCGCCGACGGCTACGAGGCCATGCGTGTGCAGGTGAACCCACTCGCCACCACCATCGCCCAGGTCGAACAGATGCACGCCGCCATTCACGGCGCGCTGCACGGCATGGCCGGCGTCACCCTGGCCGCAAAGCGCGTGATCCAGGTTCGCCGCGACATCGCCGGGCCAGACGACAAATTCACCGACGACGCAGGCGCAGTCACCTGGACTTCGCCGCGCGACTACATCGTCATCTACGAATAGCGCCCACCAGCGCTTGCCACCGGGGCCGCCTTACCAGCGGCCCTTTTTCATTGCCCGCGCCTGCGGGCTTTTTTAAGAAGGAAAGCCCCCACCATGGCCACCTCGCTCCCCACCTCTAGCGCCGCTGGAACCACCATCAGCATCGTCGCTGGCGACCCCACCACCTACGACGCCGCCGGCTTCGCCGCCCTCGTCTGGGAAAACATCGGCAAGATCAAGAACGCTGGCGAATTCGGCAAGACGTTCGACCTGATCACCAACAGCTACCTGTCGCAGCGCGGCAAGGAAAAGCGCAAAGGCACGTTCGACGCCGGCAAGCTCAACCTCGAAGTGGACGTGATGACCGACGCCGGCCAGACCGCGTGCGAGGCCGCGCTCGACAGCGACCTGGACTACAACTTCCAGATCAAGTTCAAGAACGGCGTCACCTACTACGTGCGCGGCCAGGTCATCAGCTTCACCAAGAAGATCGGCGGCCCCAACGACATGCTGGCGGCCACCATCGGCATTGAGCTGAACCCGTTCTTCAGCGGCGCGACCGAGATTTCCGCCGTCAAGGTCACGCCTCCCTGATCCCCTGGCCTGACCCGGCCCCACCACCGCGCACCGACCCGGCTCGCTTCGCACTCTCGCGGGTGCGGGCGGGCTGGGCACGGGCGTTTCCCCACCACCCGCGAAAGACCCTGACCCATGAGCAAGACCGAAACCACCCCCGCCGCGCCAGATTTCAGCGCCTACCTGCTGGCCGAAACCGGCGACGTGAAGATCACCCTGCCCAACGGCGACCCCATGCTGCACGACGGCCAGCGCGTCACCGTGCACGTCTACGGCCCCGCCTCCGCGCAGTACGCGCAGGCCATGGGCGCCATGCAGCGCGCCGCACGCGAGCGCCTGTTCGGCAAAAAGGGCGCACAGCCCGACGACGCCGAAGCAGACGCCGAAGCCAACGCCCGCTTCCTCGAAGCCGTCACCGCCCGCATCGAGCACTTTCCCTACCCCGGCGGCCTGGCCGCCATCTACCGCGAGCGCCGCCTCGGCTACCTGGCCGACCAGGTGCGCGCGCACCTCAACGACCAGGGAAACTTCTTCAAGCCCTCGAAGATGAGCTGATCCTCGCCGCGCGGCAAACAGGCTGGGCCAACTCGCGCCCGCGCGACGAAGACGGCAAAGAGGGCGACAAGACCCAACTGGAAATCGCCAAAGACAACGGCGGCGTCATCCCCATGCCGCCGCTGCACGCGCCGTACCTCTACGACTGGCTGATGACCGCCGGCCCCGTGCAAGCGGGCGGCATGGGGCCATCCAGCCTGAGCGCCACCGAACTCACGGCCTGGGCCGCCGCCAGCGGGCAGCGGCTGCAGCCGTGGGAATTCCGGGCGCTGCAACGCGCCTCCCGCGCGTACTGCAGCGAACTGCTTTCACCCGGCGACTGGCCGCCCTACGGCGACCCGGACGACCTCTACGACGACGACACCGTAGCCGACCGCCTGGCGGCCGGCCTGGACAAACTTTGCTCCTGATTGCATAGCATGAAAATCGGCACGTTGATGATCGACATGGCGGCGGACGTGGCACGGCTGTCTGCCGACATGAACCGCGCCACGGGCATCGTTGACGCCGCGTCGGCCAAGATGAGCGCCGCCGCCAACATGGCCAAGGGCGCACTGGCGGGCATCGCGTCGGGGTTCACCGTCGCCGCCTTCGCGGGCGTCATCAAGGGCGCGATCGACAGCGCCGCCAAGCTGCACGACCTGGCCATCCAGTCCAGCACCACCGTGGAGGCACTGAGCGGCCTGGCCGCCGTGGGCAAGTTCAGCGACCAGACGGCGGATTCCATCGCGGGAGCGATGAACAAGCTCACCCGTAACCTGGCCTCGACCACCGAGGAAAGCCGGGGCGCGGGCCTCGCCATTCAGGCGTTGGGCCTGAGCGTGTCGCAGTTCAAAAACCTGCGGCCCGAGGACCAGATGCTGGCCGTGGCGAAAGCGCTCGACGGCTTTGCCGACAGCGCTGACAAATCGGCCGTCATGATGGCCCTGTACGGCAAGGAGGGCGCAAAGATGCTGCCCTTCATGCAAGACTTGGCTGTCGCGGGCGACCTCGCCGCCAAAGTCACCACAGAGCAGGCCGCCGCAGCCGACAACCTCAGCGACAACTGGCTCAGGCTGCAAACCAGCGGGGAGGCCTGGAAAAAAGAGCTGGCGCTGGGGATGATCCCCACGCTGGACCAGGCGGTGCAGGCGCTGCTGGGCGTCACTAACGGTAGCGGCGGGTTGCGCGAAGAAATCAAGCGCCTTGCCGCTGACGGCAGCATCGCCGCGTGGACGCGGCAGGCGATCACCGGCGCGTCCTACGTCATCGACGCCTTCGAGGGCGTCATTCGCGTGGTCAAGAGCGTCGGCCTTGCCATCGGCGGCGCTCTGGCGGTTGGCATCGACGGCGCGCAGTCCATCGCCAATGCCTACAACCGCATCAAGTCTGGCGACCTAGTGGGCGCATGGAACGAGATGACCGGCGCCGCCGCGCGCGCCAAGACGGTTGTCAAAGAGGTGGGCAACGACCTCGACAAGATGTGGACAGCGCCCTCGCGCGGTCAGCAGTTCCGCGCCGAGCTGGACAAGCTAGGAGCGAGCGTCGGCGCTGCCGGTGCAGAAGCGGAGCGCGCCAAGCCCAAGCTCGACTTCCAGAACGTGCTGGCGCAGAACGCCAAGGGCGCGAAAGACAACGACTCCGCATTCAACTCGCTGATCAAGCGCCTGCAGGAACACCTCGACACCAGCAAGCAAGAAATCGCCATGGGCCGCGAGCTGACCGACGTCGAAAAGCTCGAAGTCAAGACCAAGACCGACGTCGCGCTGGCCGGCAACAAGCTCAACGACGCGCAGCGCGCCGCCATCGCCACCAAGCTCGAAGACGTCAAGGCCGCCGCGCTGCAGGTGCAGATTCAGCGCTC